AGCAAAGTTGCCAACATATACGGCGCGATTTAATCGGGCTAAAGCTCCTACGGCAGTTATTCTGACTTGCTGGCTGGTAGCAGTTGAGCCTGAAGTCTGGACTGTAATACCTAAATCAGTAATGAAGCCGCCAAATAGATTTACATAAGTTGCAGTTGAATCTTGGACCTCAATAGTTACTGCGTCATTTATCTCATAGGGAACTGCAGCTTCAGCCGTCTCAATAAGGGTTAAATTGCAATACCCTGCAACTGGCTGGGAGTAGATGTCGGTCCTACCCGATGTGATAGTTAATCCGCTAAGGGTTGCCCCAGTTACTGTAGATCCATTTACCTTGACTCGATAAACGGGATTCCAAGCGGTCATAGGGCTAACTGCTCAACACCAGCACCAGTTCTGCGCCCTGTGTTATTTAGTGCTGAAACTACTGCTCTGGTAAATCCTTCTTCATCAATTACTGAAGGCGCATTAACATTGATGACCACACCAGTATTCTGATTGAGATAATCGCCTTCCGCTCCTAGTCTTGCATTTGGTATAGGGCTTGTAAAAACTTGACCACTAGGTGTCTTAATATCTTTCATCATTTTAGCAACACTTGCAGAACTACTGCCTCCACTAAGACCACCGCTAAGACTTGGAGCGCTTATTGAGCTTGGTGCGCTGCTACCACCTTTTGCTGCTACCGATATACCAAATGGCAAACTTGCAGGATTGACTGCATTGCCCCCAGTCTTAGTGCCTTTATTGGCTTCAGTATCAAATAATTTAGTTGCAGCTATAATCGCCCCGACAACTGCTGCGCCAGTCGCTAGACCAGCTAAAGGATTAAGAGCGAATCTCGAGGCAATTGCAGCGGCTACTGCGCTATTTCTCAAAGCGGTATAAGCAGCTACTAGACCTTGGATCAATAAAATAGTTGCCTGAACCCCAGCTGCTATTTTACTAACTACGAAAACTGTTGCTAATACTTTAGCGACTAAAAATAATTCATCTTTCAGGCTTATAACTGTTTCGATAAAGCCCCTTACTTTTTTGCCCCATTCAACGGCTGTCTTTTGTGTATCGGTCAATGATTTATCTAATCCATTAGATCCAGTCAAACCAGCAATAAATGCGTCAAGGGCTGGGATAAAGTTGTTTAATATCCATTGAGTTAATTCTTGAACAACTGGCAGCAAGGCTGCACCGATAGATTCCTTGGCTTCATCAAGAGCAATCTTGACGCGCTCCATTTGCTTTTGTGTGCTCTGGGCTGCGTTCTCTGAGAAGTTGCCGAAGGTATCAGTTAATTGATTGAATGTAGTATCAAAGTCTTGCGACTTAAGATCAGCAGCATCAATGCCTAAACCCAATTTGCCTAGCGCTGTAGTGTTGCCATCATAAGCTCTGCCAAGCGCATTGGTAACTGCCTCAAGTGGCTTGCCCGTTGCTGCACTTAAATCTAATGCTAAATTTAGTAGTTTCTGAGCATCTTCAACATCATTAGTGCTGCGAACCAATCGACTAAATGCTGGTCGCAATTCATCATCCGTAATACCTGCAGCAATAGAAGTCTGGGTTATGTATTTCTCAACGCCCTTGATTTGTTCATCTGTTGCTTTTGTAGTGCTGCGAATAGTCTCGGCTAATTTAATCTGCGCTTGCTCATCCTCAGCTGCCGCTTTGACGGCTGCAACGGCAAATGCGCCTACTGCTGCTCCAGCTAATGCAAAGGCAGCGGCGGCTTTCTTGCCAAATTCTTTTGCTTTCTCGCCAATAGAATCAACATCTTTAGATCCTTCTTGCAGCTTCTTTTGGAAGTCTGCTGTATCGGCAAGAAGTTTGAGCGTTAAGGCTCTTGAATCAGATGCCATTTATGCCCCACTTATCTAATATCTTGTTGAATGCTCTGGTCCATTGTGCCACAATATTCTTTTGTTCTTGGCGAAGTGTTGGATAAATAAACCATCCGCGAGAGCCTCGGCCTTGTCTTCCAGAGTAAGCAGGGAATTGCTTAAATTTGTTAGAACCAAATTCAAAGCCAGCCCATAAGTCTTTAGTCGTAGCTCCACCGCTAAATCTTTGACTTGCAAAGCCATATTTGATTTCGCCAGTAGTGCTGGTCTTAGATACTTTAGATCCGCTAACAATTCTGTTAATGGCTTGTTGGCCTTTGACGCGACTTCTTGAAGTAGCAGCAATCTGCGTCTGCAGATAAGTGGCAAGATTATTAGAAGTCTGGCGAGCCTCGGCTTTGGCTTCATCGCCGAGCAACGAGAAGGCTTTATACACTTGCCGAAGCTCTGTTCGGTCAAATGCTGCGACTTCCTCAGCCATTCTCGTTCATCTCCTTTATCAGCTCGACTGCCGTTGCTACATCGTCCCAATCATCCCAATATTGCATTGGGATACCAGTCTTAAGAGCAACTACTACTAATAGCCGCCTTATGCTGTCGGGCTGATGGCTTTTGGGTCATCATCGCCAGTCTTAATGTCGGCAACTGTCTCCATCCATACATCAAAGCTCTTTACTGGCTTACCAGCGCTCTCGCGCTTATGAGCGTTATAGGCCAAGAACATTAAGTCCCAGATTCCTATATTGTCCTGAGCTTTGCTAATAGTGTGTCCAGTTGCCTTTTCCCACTTAGCCCATTCTGGCGGCTGAGCAATATAAGTTGCTGATTCGCCAGAGTTATATTCAATTGTGATTGATAGTTTCATAGCTCCCGATGCTCCGATCTATTAGGCGAAAGACTCTGATGGCGTTCCAACGACTGTCATCGTCCAGCTATCGGTTAGCGCTCCTGGTGCTGCGCCACCTGCTGCTGGGAAGATTGGCAATACATTGAAAGTGAATACTGCGCCAGTTACGGCTGTAAATGAAACTGCGAGTGTGGTGTTAGGTGCTGATTCAGCATCTGCCCACATTGCTTCGAATAGAGAGCTTGCAGCTCCCCAATCCTGTAGCAATTCAATTGTAAATGTCCATTGCTTATCAACGGACTTATAGGCGCGACCATCAAGAGTCTGATAGGTCTCGATGATTGTTTCGCAGCTTAAGACTGCGCTCGTTGCTTGGGCATCGTAGTTAGCGCTATCAAGTGTGAAGGTAACATCGCGCCCAGTTATTACTGTTGTTGGCATTTGGGTCTCCTATGCGGTGCTCAAGCGTATGTCTGCAACCAATAAATTGGTCGTTCCTACTGTTGTTACTGACGGCCTATCGACTGTCGATAACTCATACTTGGAAGCGTTTAGCGCTCCAAGAATACTAATAACTAATTGCTCTAAATTGTCTAATGAAGCGGCGTTGCTGAAATACGCAACGCAAGCGGTAATGGTGTAATTTAATTTAACCCGAGTAGTTGATTTACCTAAAACTTCAAGCTCCATATAAGGCGCATCTGGGACACAGACTATTGCTGGAACTATTGGCGCCTCTGGAACTGAGTCATAAATATTAGCGGTGCAGCCAGCCAAGGCAGTTTTAAGTGCGCCTCTAACATCGGTAGCAATTGTTGATGCTGGCATTAGCCGACCATCGTCTCTACATCAAGATAAGGGCCAAGTAAGCCAGTTACTTTGGCAAGTAAATTCTTAGATAGGCGGTAAGGAGTAACTGCAAAATCTACGCCTTCGATTGATCCACCAGCGGCGGTTCTTGCTTGGAAGATTTCAACGGAGATAGCCAGAACAGCAGCTTCAACATTGGCATTTCCGACATAGGTTGATAGTCCAGAGAGCGCAGCATTTCCTGCTGGGATAATATTTTTTTCCAATATGTCTGCATTGGTGATTGCAACGGCGAATTCATAATCTGATAATCCATCTGCTAATACTGTGTGAGTCCCGTTAAATGGTGAGCCGCATCCCGTAATTACTACTGATTGACCCTCGGTAAATTCTTGAATTGTGGCGGTGATGAAGTAAGCAATATTATCTTCAAGTCTTACTTTGTTGATCTTAGTCTGGAAAGTTACCAGCATTGGGAGAACGATATTCTCCGAAGCATCTACTATGTCGTTTAGATAAGCATCGTTATACAGGGATGACGAAACACCAAGAATCGTCCTAAGCTCTGCAGCCGTAACTATCGTAGGCATTTCGTCATCCTTTCAAGTAATTGGGTGAGAGGCCAGCTCGGGAGCGGACTGGCCCTCACTTTTTTTAATTAACTACGCAACCATAAATCTGTAAGCGCCAGCGCCTACCTTGGTAGCGCAAGCACCATAGCCATAATAAGAAACCTCAATCTGGCCGTTTAGAGCCACATTGGTTTGTAGGCGAGTGCGAGCTGATTCATACCAAGTATAAGAATCTGGATTTACAATGATTAGCGAATTATCACCTGTAGGTGCAGCAGTCGCTAGATTGCGAGATACGCGGAGATTTAGTCCGAGTAGATTTCCACCAGCTGATTGACCAGTTAGATTTCCACCCTGATTTGAGTTACCAATTAGATTCTGATAAATCGGACGGCCGTTATCTGTTAGATTCATAATTGCGCCCCATTGCTCTGGCGTAACTAGGATATTAGTTGCAGTTCCAAGTGTTGATTTATAAACTGAAACTGAAGCATCAGATACAAAATCAAGAAGTCCAGCTGCATCAAGAGTGCGGTTTCCGCCATCTGTTCCACCAGCAACTAGAGCGCCAATAACTTGCGCCTCGGCTGCTTTGATGTAAGCGAATTCCATTTGACGAACAAGTTCATCAAAGAACGCTGGTGAAGAACGATCCAATAGCTCTACGCTGAAGGTTTGACCGCCAGCTAGCTTGACCACTGGAACTGAAATGAATGAATTGGTCATTCCTGTCTCAATGATTGCATCTGCTTCGTTTTCTTCCTGAACTACTGGCACTGCGGTAATCTTTGGAATCTCAAAGCTCATTCCTGCATCTGGAAGAACGCCGCGAGATACTGAATCAACTGCTGGACGATCAGCATTTGATAGAGGGTTGATTACCTCAGTTAATTGACGAGTTGGGATAAGACCACTGTTATTGCTAGTGGTGTCGTCTGCAGCGCGAACATAAGCGCGAGCATCATCATTTCCTAGAGCAGCGCGAACGCTCATTTCTAGGTATTTTGCCTTGGTAAATTCAAGGCGAGGTGCTGTGTAGAAAGCTGGCTTTGGAGCTGCAGCTTCTACTTTGGCTGCTTCTACCGCTTCTTCAACGGCAGGAGCAGGAGCGGTAGTGTCGGACACTTGGTCTCCTTCGGTTGGTTTGTCTGAATCAGCGGTTGCCAAATCAGAATCTTTCTTTTCTGCTTCATTCTCTGATGCTGCTACTTCGCTTACGCGAGCAGAATCAATTGCAGGATCAGTAACTAACGAAACTTCATCTAGAGTTGCTGAAGTAATCTGCATTACGCCCTTATTATTTGTCCATTCATTTATTTGAGCGCCTACGCTAAATCCATCGCGCAAGCCTTCAGTTGCTTCAACTAGAGCATCTTCTCCAGCCATAGTGTTGGCAATCTTAAAAGTAGCTTCAATTCCATTAGCAGTTACATTGTGAGAGACCATTTTGCCAATTGGGCGAGTGCGGTCGTGCTCAAGGAGCAACTTAACTGGCTTGATCTCGATGCTATCTGCTGCGAATACTGTTGGGCCTACTGAAGTATTGCCTTGCTCATTCCAAGTAACAATAGTCCCAGTTATGGTCCTCTTAATTGTGTCGGCGGCAGTTACC